AAGGTTGGGATTGTCATGTTAAGGCACTAGCCTACAAAGAAGCAATGTTTGGTAATGTTGTGATTGGTATGAAGCATGATTGTTATACTAAGGTAGCAGAAATTGTTGCTGATGATCTAGATCATGTGTTTGAAGTTGGTAACATTGGTCCTGAGGATCGTATTACACGTTTTGAAAAGATGAACAGCATTAGTGTTGGTAACATCATTGAAGATGAAAATGGTAGTCGTTTTGCAGTTGCTGATGTTGGATTTACTCCGCTTGCTCCTAGTTTACAACAGAAAGAGATAGCATAATGTTAGCAAAAGCACCAAAGGCAAATTTCGAAGTATTTCTTGTTAATTTTCATTACACCTGTGCAACAGCAGTGACACTTGAGGAAGCAGTTCGTAAGGCAAAAAATACTGGCTTTACTTGTAATATTTTTCGGTCAGACAATCCGTTTCAGATTTTAAAAACAGTTTGTCCAGTACAGGGAGTGCGTTAATGGAAGTAGCAATTACGCCTGAAGGCACATTTGAATTACTGTATGATAAAATGGATTTAATTATCCATATAGCGGCATTTGCTTTTAGTGTTGCTATTTTTGTAATGATTATTAGTAGTGCCTTTAAACTTGGTTGGAAACTTTGGCCCTGGGTATTCGGCATTGGTTTGTTAGCATTTTTAATACAATGAGGCGAAATAATAAAAAAGATCCCGCCGCCTATATTCGTGTACGCATGGGACAATTAATAGATGAATCTAACAAGTGTCATGATCCGCATGATGCTCAATGGTACAACAGGGTTGCAGAAGAACTGCACTGGGTGCTTACAATGATGGAGAATAAAGATGGAACCAATGGATCCAAGTCGTAAACATTTTTATATTAGCATTGCCAAAAGTTTGCTTCGACTGGGCGGAGTTTATTGTTTATGGAGTGCAGGAACATTTATGGTTGATTATCCTATATTTGAAGTTCCTGGACAAATGATTGTATTGAGTGCTTATGCACTGGGTGCCGCAGAAATTTTAGGCATTGTGGAGGAATTGTAATGGGTCCTTACAGTAATTATGTGCAACAAAAACGTGCGGAACGTATTGCAACTATAATGCTTCGTGTGCAAGATCCAGACGCTAAACGTATTTGGAGATGTCATCTAGCAAATCTTGCAAACAACGAAACTGATTATAATGCTAGAGTTGCGGCACTTTATGGAGAAAAAACATGGAACCAATATATTGGTATGTAATTGCCTATGTTGTAGGCACTGGTTGTGGAGTATTTTTTGGATTCAAGTATGGTGTTGCAAACGGAATAGTAAACACTATTGAATTGCTTATTGAAGGTGGTTTTGTTAAGACACGCGATAAGAATGCAGATGAAGTTGAACTTGTAAAATTAACTTTTGAGGAGCGGCTTAATGATACCGCAAATGCCGAAACAAAGGATAATTAATTTTGGTCCAGACTACAAATTAAGTATTGTAGATGAACAAAATAAACCTGACAGATTTGAACTGGCAGTATTTTACAAAGATCGTTTAGTAGAAATGCCTGGTATCACTGATCAGGAATCCACTGTGACACGTTTTAGGACTACTCGTGATGTGCAATGCATTATGAAAAAAATGTTCTTAATTACAGGAAAAATGCCAGAAAACAGTTGACATATATAGTATCTGTGTTATCTTAAATTATAAGATGAATAAGGAGATGCAAATGGGAATGTCAAGTTACGTTATGGATTGTGAAGAAAAGTTTGATATGGTAGTGTATAATGCTATCAAGGAAAGCGAAGATGTTTCTGAAGCAATGCAGAAAGTAGTTCCCCATAAACGTTTAGTTGCACACTGGACTACTAACGAAGTAGATGAATATGTTAGTGAGATGTGGAACGAGTTTTGGTCAGAATATGCAAGTCAGGTGTAAGGAGAGAATGATGTCACCAGAATTACAGAATGCTATTGATGCAATGAATAAAATTATGTCCAGCGATGAAATGTGTGTGTTAGCGGATCGCTTTAACAAGCACATGACCTATATAGGTAAGATTAAGGCCCGCAGTGTTGTAGTAGGCGATACTGTTGTTTGGGAGTATGGCGGACTTAAAAAGACTGGCAAAGTCATTAAAGTTAACCGCAAGACCATGGAAGTTATGGATCCTGGTGCTACACCGTTTGGTTCAACACGCACTAAGATTCAGAAGTCAATGATTGTTGGAAAGGTTGCGGCATAATGTTTAGTCACAGCAGTGATACAGTTAACACATCTGGACATCCTTTTATTGGTGTCCAGTGGCCCGTTACTGGCAGTAAAGGCGATCGTTATACAGTGGAAATGACAGATTATGGCTTTAGTTGTAACTGTCCTGCTCGTGTAAAATGCAAACACATTAAGGGTATCGAGGCAGAATTTGAAGCATAAGTATTGGCCTGATATTGTTCGGGAAGTTTTTCCAAGGGCGGAGATATTTGATGCCGCCCTTAAATTTCCTATCACTGAATTCGGATGGGATGTTCATGCACCACGTAGTACAATGTTTTGTAATTTTGCAGATCCAGAATACAGACTAGTACTTAATTTACAGGATATGCTTACTGCACACCATAGGGATAGTAAATGGCCCAGTGAACTTGTAAAACTTGAACAGCATTTTAAGAAAAATGAATTTCCCCTGGATCAGATTATTGTGCTAGTTTGGCCACTGGGTATTAAGAAGGATTGGTCTAAAAACAGTTTTAAATTAATAGAATTTAGCAGCCACCAGTATGAAACTTGGTGCAGTTATAAGGACGCTGAGGATGTACTGCGAGAAGCATTTTCTTCAGAACACAAGGACTTCGAATATAATTTTGTATGTCCACAGCGTATATATAAGCCACATCGCGCGGCACTGCAGAGCAGTTTAGATGATCGATTAGGTAATATTAGTTTACAAACAAAAGGCATAGAACTTAAATATCCAAATTTAAGTGTTAAAGAATATGATGATACATATGATAATCTAGCAAATTTACTTGCTATGCGTAAGAACTATAACAATGCTCTGTTTACTATTATAAGTGAAAGTCAATACTCTGAAGAATATGGAATAATTACAGAAAAAACTTTTAATGCAATTGTTGCAGGACATCCTTTCCTAATGTGTGCGCATAGACTAGCACTTGAACACGTTCGTCATTATAATTTTTATACATACAACTCTTTATTCGACGAAGCATATGATGAACTTGACAATGTAGTTCGTATGAAGGATATGATAGACAGTAATTATGCGTTTACAAGTAAACCACTTAGTGCAGTTGAAATGCAAAAAATATGGGAGGACACAAGGGGCATAATAGATTACAATAGAAACTATTTCTTTGAACAGTTTGGTTACCAGATGATTGATGAACTTAGAATGGATCTCTTAAATTTGTGGGGGAAATAGGTTGACAGTGTGCGTATATATGCTATTGTAAAGAGTAATTTGAGGAGAAGAACATGGCAGTCGCAAAACAAAAAGCAACACTGGATCAGAAAGCCGCAGAATTATTTGCGGAAAATATAAACATGATGGTGCCCTACTACTTGATGGCAAGTTATGCATATTACAAACAAGATGATCCTATCTTTAGTGATGACTTTTTTGATGCAATGGCAAAGACAATGCTTGAGCGTTGGGACGATATAGAACATATGCATAAAGTGTACATATCTAAAAATGATTTACAAGCAGGCACATTCCTAGGTGGATATCCCACAAGAGTAGAAGGTGCCCTAAGGAGTTTGAGAAGTGGACGAAGCAAAAGAACTTAGCCAGCGATTATCAGTTGTGTTAACTGAAATTCGGGATATAATGGAACAACGTAAACAGCGTGTGGAACAACTACGCGAACAAATTGCGTTTATTGAAAATGAAAATGAAGATTTAGAACGAAAAATTAATGAATTAATTCAGGATGCTTTTTAATGGCTATACATGGTATGATTGATCTTGAAACACTGGACACAAAACCAGAAGCAGTTGTGTTAACAGTGGGTGCAATAAAGTTTGATCCTTTTACACGGGAGAATCCACACAGTGAAATGTACTATAGATTGGATGCGGATACGCAAGCAATAGCAGGTAGAACTGTGGATGATAGAACAGTAGAATGGTGGGGGAAACAACCTCCAGAAGTTTGGCAGGAAGCACTGGGAGATGACAATAGAACCTATGTAGCAGATTTTATTCGAGATCTACAAAAATGGTTAGTTGGTGTAGAAGTTGTATGGGCACAGGGTTATGGATTTGACATGACTATACTGGAAAATCTCCTGCGTATGTTTGGACACAATGTACCCTGGAACTTCTGGAACATTAGAGATTCAAGAACACTGTTTCAACTTATGCCACAGGATCCTCGCAAGGCTATGAACTTTACTGCACACAATGCACTGGAGGATTGTCGTGCGCAAGCACAGTGTGTGCAAACCTGTTATGAATATTTGCAAATAAAAGGTTGACATATATACTATAGATGTTACCATTAAAGAGTAAGTTAATAAATGACACGGAGAGAGACATGTCATACGTTCTAGTAAAAAGCGGCAGTTACCGCAACCAAGCAGTAGAAAATACTGTATTCCCCCTTATTAAAAATTTTACACCCGCTAAAGGCAAAGACGGTGGCTTTGTTACTGTTGACGGCACATGCCGCTTTGGTCCTAATGCTGGCAAAGTTCGTGTAAGTGTAGATAATCCTGTATACCTACAGTATGTTGAGCGTGATGCTTTTGTAAAACAGGAAGGCGCTAAGGCAGATATAGTTGCTAGTGCCGAACCAAAGTTTACTGCACAACAGGATGCAGTGCGTATGCGCGAAATAGGCACACGTTTTGAGATACTGGATCAGATGACTAAGAGTCTTGTTAAAAGTGACATAAGAGCTCTTATAGTTACAGGCCCTCCTGGCGTTGGAAAGAGTTTCGGTGTAGAAGAAGAACTTAACAAGAGTTCACTTTTCGGCGATATGGCTGGTAGCAAGCGTAAATATGAAGTAGTAAAAGGCGCAATGACTGCCCTAGGACTTTACGCTAAACTATATGAATATTCAGACAAAGGCAACGTGCTTGTGTTTGATGACTGTGACAGTGTCCTTATGGACGACCTTGCACTGAACATTCTTAAAGCCGCACTGGATAGCGGCAAGAAGCGTATGATATACTGGAACGCAGAAAGCAACAAACTGCGCAGTGAAGGCATACCCGAGAAGTTCGAATTTAAAGGCAGTGCCTGCTTTATTACAAACATTAAATTCGAAAATGTTCGCAGTAAGAAACTGCAGGATCATCTGGAAGCACTACAGTCTCGTTGCCATTATTTAGATCTTACACTGGATACAATGCGTGATAAGATACTGCGTGTAAAACAGATTGCAAGTGCAGGAACACTGTTTACAGAATACAACTTTAGTAAGGAACAGGAGCAGGAAGTGATTGACTTCATAGCAGACAACTGCAACAAGTTCCGTGAAGTTAGCCTGCGTATGGCACTTAAGGTTGCAGACTTGCGTAAGATAAGTGAAAACAACTGGCGTGCTCTTGCAGAAAGCACTTGTATGAAACGTATTTAATAGAATTGGACCGCGGCTCCTCTCTCCTCTCTCTCCTCCGATCGCGGTTCATAGGGCGGGCAGTTTAGAAATAGACTGCCCGCTTGTTTTATGTTATAATATAAATATGATTATTCCATGACATATATAGTAAATGAAAAATGCATAAACTGCAGATATACTGACTGCGTTGAAGTTTGTCCTGTTGACTGCTTTTACATAGGGGAAAACACAATAGTAATACATCCAGATGAATGTATAGATTGTGGTGTGTGTGAGCCTGAATGTCCAGCAGAAGCAATTCAACCAGACAGTGATATGGATGAAAACTTGGAATACTGGTTGGAAATCAATCGCAAGTTTAGCGAAATATGGCCTAATGCCACACAAAAAAGACCTCCTTTACCTGATGCGGACAGTTTAAATCCAGCAATGGGATATGAAGAAGATAAAACAAACGATTTTAGTGAAAATCCAGGACCTGAAGAATGAGCAAAATAGAAAAATGGCGAGACGAATTTAGTTTTTTAGAAGGCAATGATAGATTAATGTATATTATTGACCTTGCTAAAAATAAAACAAGTTTACCTGTAGAATTACGCACAGAAGATAGACTAGTAAAAGGTTGCATGAGTCAAATCTGGATTGACGTAGGACTGGTCGAGGACATAGTGCGTGTATACTATGACAGTGATGCCATGATTACTAAGGGTATAACAAGTGTAATATGTGATTGTTTTAGTGATATTAGTTTATCTGAAGCACTAGCCATTACCCGCGATGATCTAAATCAACTAGGTATAAAAGAACTACTTACTGCACAAAGACGTAATGGACTTAGTAGTCTAATAGGAAATATTCAGACAAGGTTACAAAGACTATGATCCTATACACAATAGGGGATAGTTTTACATATGGACAGGAACTTGAAGATCCTAGTACACAGGCGTGGCCAATACTACTTGCTAATCAGTTAGATTGTGAACTAATAAATGAAGGTCGCCCTGGAATAGGCAATGAGTATATTGTTAAGAAAACAATACAAGCAGTTGCTAAACACAAACCTGAACTAGTAGTAGTGGCCTGGACAAGTTGCGGTAGACAGGAACACGCAGATGAATGGGGTGCCTATGATATCTGGCCAGGCTGTAATAGCAAAACATTTAGTGGTGATCGTTCAGGTAAATTACTTTATAGACACGAGCTTATTAAATATATCACACTTCACAATAATCCAGAACATGAATATAGACGTTGGTTAAGACAGGTTATTCTACTACAGAGTTTCTTGCAAAATCGCGAAATAGATTATATAATGTGTACAGCATTTGATAATCAGGAACGCTATACTGATAGTGAACAATACACAACACTTGTTGATTCAGAAAAATTTGTTGGTTGGCCAAACACTGGTTTTGTAGAATGGACTTGGGGAACAACACAAGGCACTGGTGGACATCCACTACAAGAAGGACACAAAAGGATAGCAGAGAAATTATATGAAGCCTGCAATACTACACGTTAAAGATGAAGTAAACGTAAAGATTGAAGGACTTGATCTGGATACTAGACGCAAGTTAAGTAACATGTTCAAGTATGAAGTACCCTATGCTCGTTACTTGCCCGCAGTAAAACTGGGACGCTGGGACGGCAAAAAAGCATTCTTTCAACTTGGAGGGAGTACATACATTAATCTCCTCCCGGACATTCTTCCTGTACTACAGCAACAGGGCTATGATGTTACGCTAAATGACTTGCGTGAATATCAGAACGAATACACATTAGAGCCTGTACAGGAAGATAGTTTTAGTAATGTAGCGTGGCCAAAGGGGCATCCTGCTGAAGGAGAGCCTATTATATTACGTGACTACCAAGTTGAAACTATAAATCAGTTTCTAGCAAATCCACAGAGTTTGCAGGAAGTAGCAACAGGTGCTGGCAAAACACTAATGACTGCGGCACTTAGTGCTAGTGTTGAACAGTATGGTAGAAGCATTGTTATTGTGCCAAACAAAAGTTTGGTTACACAAACGGAAGAAGACTATGTTAACTTGGGTCTGGATGTGGGTGTTTACTATGGTGACCGTAAGGAGTTCGGTAAAACACACACCATATGTACTTGGCAAAGTCTAAACATACTGTTAAAAAATACAAAGAATCATGTAGCACCCATAAGCATAGGAGAGTTCCTAGAGGATGTGGTGTGTATTATGGTTGACGAAGTACACATGGCCAAAGCAGATGCACTGACTGCACTGCTAACTGGTGTAATGAGTCACATACCCATACGCTGGGGACTAACAGGCACAGTGCCCAAGGAAAAGTTTGAGAACGTAGGCATAGTGTGTAGTATTGGGCCTGTAATAAATCAGATCAGTGCAAAAGAACTACAGGACAAGGGTGTGCTTGCACAGTGCCATGTGAATATTGTGCAAATGATTGATGTGATTGCACATACAAATTATCAGAGTGAGCTTAAATACTTACTGGGAAACAAGGACAGGATAGACTGGATAGGCAGTTTATGCAATAGTATTAAGGACAGTGGCAACACACTTATACTTGTGGATCGTATAAGTGCAGGAGAAGCACTACAGATTGCAATACCAGACAGTGTCTTTGTATCAGGGAGTACGAAAGGTGCAGACAGAAAAGCAGAATATGACGAGATATCAACTGCTAAAGGAAAGGTCATTATCGCAACCTACGGCGTTGCGGCTGTGGGTATCAATATTCCTCGCATCTTTAATCTGGTGTTGGTTGAGCCTGGTAAAAGTTTTGTACGAGTCATACAGAGCATTGGCCGTGGCATTCGTAAGGCTAAAGACAAAGATTTTGTACAGATCTGGGACATAACAAGTACAGCAAAATACGCTAAAAGACATTTAACAAAACGTAAAGCATTTTATAAGGAAGCAAACTATCCATTTACGGTAGACAAAGCAGATTGGAACTAGTATGAGTGATCAAGAAACAGAAGACATGCCCAAGTTTGGGCAAACTATGTACAATTCAGGCATGGCATATTTTTGTGAGGGATTCGATAACAAATCTACTTCACCACTTGTAAAGTGGATTATCGAAATGAATCTATTGCCTAAACGCCAACGTCCTAAGGAACTAACACTAATTATTAATTCACCAGGTGGCAGCGTTCATGCTGCATTTGCACTAATTGATACAATGAAAGGCAGTGCTATTCCAATTAAGACTGTGGGTATAGGACTTATAGCAAGTTCCGGTGTGCTAACATTTATGGCTGGTAAAAAAGGACGTCGTGTAATAACACCCAACACAAGTATCCTAAGTCATCAATATAGTTGGGGCTCAAGAGGCAAAGAGCATGAACTTTTTGCTACAATGCGAGAATTCGAACTTAGTAGTGAACGCATGCTGGAACACTATAAGAAATGCACTGGACTTACGGAGAAAAAGATACGAGAAGTATTATTGCCGCCCGAGGACAAATGGCTTAGTGCTGAAGAAGCAATTAAGTATGGCATTGCGGATAAAATCGTTGAGGTATACTAATGCGTATTCTTACCCTGGATAATACGGCATATGAAATGAATGATATACCTGACGAAGTTGATGATCTTCGTTTTGCAATACTGGATAACAGCAATCCAGCGGATCCGGATTACTTTTTTATACCCTTAATATTTTTAGAAAGTTTTAATTCGCCTGCTGTTGTGTTAGATGTAGGCGGTAATAAAATACGCATGCCTGTTGATTGGAAAATTCTAATAGGTGATCGTGAGATTGGTGATTTAGAAATGCTTAACTTTTCAAGTTTGAATGATAGAGGATTTGACGCATTTGTGTTTAATCCGCTTGGAGATTTTAGACATGACTACATGCCAGTAAACATAGTGGATATATACAGTGATGTCAAATGGTTCTTCCCGAAACTCAAACAAGGACAGATCCTCGCTATTCCAATTGAGTCTGAAGTGGATAATCCCCGTTGCGTTTTCTGCGCAAAAGAAATCAACAAACAAAACGAGATCGTCTCTATTGATAGAGCCTGGTAAAATACTACGCACAGATTATCGTAAGTTTTGTTTTAGTCAGAGCATGGACTTTTATGGTGCAGTCAAGTATGGTAAAAAACAACAGGATTTACTGGATCGCATTAAGAAGTATTTGTGGATGCGTAGAGATCTAGACTGGGATATGCAAAACGAGGATAAACTTGTTTGGATAGAGTTTGCTAAACTTGACGATGCACATATGTTTGTGTTATCATTTGCTGATGTAATATACACAAATGGAGTGAATTTTGAGTAAACTGCCATTAAACACAGTGCTTGCAGCCATAGACAAAAAAGACTATGGCTTTTATGATAGACTTACACCCGAACATCAGAAGCAACTAGCACCCTTCCTACTGAACCGTTATGTAAGTTTAGTCAAAGGTTCAAGTGAACTACAGGCATACTACTTAATGGCTGGCAACCAGCGTGTTAACTGCACTTACTTTGAACTGGCACGACATCCAAAACTTGTGTGGCAGTTGCTATGCACAGTATCGCCTGGCATGGGTACACAGTTTCATCAATGGGTAGGACACAAACAAAAAGACAAAAACAATTCAAGTAAAAAACGTAAACAGATAGCAGATTTACATCCGCTGGCAAAAACAGATGAACTAAACATACTAGTGAACATGTACACTGACAAGGACATCAAAGAACTGCAAAGGTTGCACGGTGACTAAACTTATACTTGGATGTAGTTATACAGACAGAGATCAAGCAATTTGGCATGACACTATGTTTGACGAACCTTATACAGTGTTTGCTAAAGGCGGTGTTGATAATGCATGGATTACCAGAACAGGTTTACATGTGTTGCCAGATTACGATAGTGTATTTGTAATGTTTACAGGATTGAATAGAATCAGTGTGCCGTTACCACAAGATCAACACCCAGCCAACTATTATTTTAGTTTTCCTATAGGATATGATATGGGCCCGTATGGAGATGTGAATCTTGTGCAATCAGGAGGTCCACTGGGTGCTATTGATAAACTAACAGGGCCTGTAAAAGACATATTTAAAACAGTATATACCAGTGACTGTACTAAGTATTTTAGTCAACTTAATATGTATCACGTAATAATGTTCATTGAATATTTGAATAGTAAACAGATTCCATACAAATACACATTCATATATGATATTACAAAAGTTTATTCAGAACAAAGCCTAGGACAGTGTACAGACTACTTAGATAGGCTCGATCGCACACACTATGTTCCTATAACACCATATGAATTTGCTATAGAGAATAACGGGTTCTCGGATGATGGATTTCATTTAAACCATAACTGCCAAAGCTCATGGGCCGAGGAAGTGAAGAAATATCTATGAATCACTTTACAGCAATTGTAAAAGATGCTATAATTAACTATAGTATGGAACAAAAAGATTATATATGCAAATACTGTGGCAAGAGTTTTCGTAAGGAAAGCACACTGGCTGCGCATTTGTGTGAGCCCAAGCGACGTGCGCAACAGGAGGACGAAGCAGGAGTAAAACTGGGTATGACTGCATACTTGCGTTTTTATGAACTTAGTCAGGGCAGTGCCAAGTTTAAGACATACAGTGACTTTTGTGAGTCTCCATACTACAATGCATTTGTAAAGTTTGGAAGACACATGGTTGCTATTCGTGCAATTAACACCCAAAAGTTTATTGACTGGGTAATCAAAAGCAATAAAAAATTAGATCACTGGTGCAAAGATGCTGTATATCAGGAATATCTTATGGAACATCTGCGAAAAGAAGCAACACAGGATGCACTGGAGCGTAGTATCAAGACTATGGAAAACTGGGCAGAAGAAAAGACTAGTGTGTTCAACCATTACTTTAACTATGTAAACAGTAATCTTCTTGTGCAACACATAGTAACAGGACGTATCAGTGCATGGATTGTTTTTAACTGTGACAGTGGTCAAGCGGCACTGGATAAACTAAGCACGGAACAAATAGAAATGATATTTCCATACATTGATCCAGACTTCTGGAAGCGCAAGTTTGTAGACTACTTTGCGGACACAGAATGGGTAAAACATATTCTTAAAGAGGCAGGGCTTTGACATTACCAATTTTGTTATTCCAGGGTGCAACACATGGTAACTTCTTGACAAGATGTTGTCATGTAGCGAGTGGTGAAATTGAAGATTTTGATTTTTATGGAAGTAATTACGGTGCACATAGATCTATAGGATCAAAAAGAATAATTGATCATCATCACCCACATGATCTTTCACTTAGTGATGAAAATAACATTTTTGTTTATATAAGTATTGACCACTCAGATCTTTACATATTGCTATGGCATTGGATGCTTGCGTCTGGAGAATTTGGATTAGATTTATTAACTATTAAAGATTTTGCTGATATAGAAAAAGTATTGAATAAGAAAACAAAAAATGCGCAAACTATAAAAAATAATATCAAAAAACAAGTTGATATTTTTAAAAATGATCATATCCGAGGTATGAGGGAATTCTTTAAAAATTTAATTAAGGTAACAGAAAAAACTTTTTTTGAATGTCAGGAAGATATATTAAATAGGCAAAGCATTGAAAATATTTTTAAATTTGCCTGGTTTTACGATCAGGAAGTTTTTTGTAAACAAGTAGAAAAATTATTAATTAAACTTGGATACACATACAAAATAGATATCGCACATCATCAACAGACATTTTTAGATAGAAAACAAAATACAATACAATCTAGAAAACTTGTAGAACTTGCATTTCAATGTTATACTAGTAATACTAATATGGATATTAGTAATTTTTGTTTATATGAACAATCATACTTGGATTTTTTGATCGAACAGCATCTTGGATACGAAATAGAAATTTCTCAAGAATATCCAACGAACACACAGGATTTAAATCCTACCAAAGTATGGGAAGGCGTGAGATATGAACTTTGATATGCCAGATGTAGACATTGACTTTGGTGATCGCACACAATTGACTAAACACATCAAGGGTGTTGGTGCAAGACTGGAGAACGGTAATAAACATAACACGGGTGTATATTTTACAGATATACCCGTAGCTCATGATGGACTTGCTACACTGGATCATAAACATGCGGAACAATTAGGTTACTTTAAACTTGATCTACTTAACGTAGGTGTATATGAACATGTACGAAACGAACTACATCTAGTGGAACTTATGAGAGAACCTAACTGGGCTCGGTTACAGGAGCAAGCATTCTTTGAACAACTAATACATGTAGGAAAACATTTTGAGACAGCGGCTCGTATGCCTGAGGACATTACAAGTGTTCCACGCATGGCTATGTTTCTAGCAGTAATACGTCCTGCAAAAAGACATCTAATAGGATTACCCTGGGCAGAGGTTGCAAAAACTATATGGCAGAGTGCGGGACAGGATAGTTATAGTTTTAAGAAGAGCCACAGTGTGGCTTACGCACAACTAGTAGCAGTACACATGAACATACTGGAGGAAAAAAATGGCGGATAATAACAAGCGTTTGAGTGAAATACAGGATAAGTTAGTTAAGCATATACAACAGGAACTTCACAGTGATGAGGATTTTATGTATATGGCAACAATGCTACTAAAACACAGTATGGTTTTATACAAAACTTTTTTAGAAGATGATCAGATTAAGGAAATGTTAAAAACTGTTGGTGATACACTGAGCGATGATCTTCACAATGCTTACAAATATTTTGACATGGATGATTCAGACGGAGGCCCGACGGTACATTAAATGATTGAATTATTTTTTGCTCTAGTGATTAAACATGTCTGGATAGATTTAGGATTACAAAACTATCTTACAGGTAGGAAAGATCAATATATTGGCCCTGGACACTATCATTATCTACAACATGGCTTGGGCACGTTTGTAGTTGTTACACTATTTGTAAATCCATATGCAGCATGGTTTGCTGCAATGTTTGATTATGTACTACACTGGCACATAGACTATAGTAAGCAACATGTTAATCGAAAACTTAAATTGGAGTACCGTACTAAAAACTGGTGGTGGATGCAGTGTGTGGATCAGACTCTACATCACACTACATATTTTGCTATTGCGTATTATTTTACTTTTTTAACCAATTGAATATTTCTACGTTTACTGCGTTTCTTTGCAAGATCTGCAATGCTAACACTGGGTCCTCGCACTACTTGTGTGTCTCTAATATTAAATGTAATTAAAAAACTTGCAAACGTATTAAAGTCTTTTTTCAAAAAAAGGTTGATAGGAATCATTCTGTTGCTTTCCCACCACCACGTATCCCCCAGTGCAAGAAAAGTCTCTTTTAGTTCGACAGGCAGTCTACTATAATCATACATGCTGAGTACAGTGTCGTCCTGATTTTGTACTATCCCGACATATTCTTGACCACCATAGGTAACCAAACTTAGAAAAGGATACTTTTCAAATATTTCTTCCGCTAACGGTGGCATTTTACTCTTACGATAAATACAGTATGACTGTTATTACTGGATATTTATATGCACAAAGGCACACTGCAGTTGTAACTGATACTGGAGTAAATAATATTATGAGTATGTTTTACACACCAAACATTAAAGTATATCGCGGAATAGATAATTTTATCCGTATTGAATTTAAAAATCGTGATCAGAAGCGAGTAAGTATGACAGATCATACAGCAAACATTGTAATTCTGGACAAGGAAAACAATGTAGCGTTTTTGGAACGTTCTCTAACACCTATTGATCCTAGACGAGGTATATTTGAAGCATTAATTAGTGAAGCAGATTTGCTAAACTTGGACAGTAAGTTCTTTAGTTATGGACTAAAAGTAACTAACGGAGAGGATAGAACTACACCTGCATATGCAGACGATAATTACAGTGCTAATGGTGTCCTCGAAATAGATGAAGGAGTTTATCCAACGTTTGTTGATAGCACCAGTGAAACATTTACAAGTGGTGATACTGGCAGTAATATATCTATCAAACCATATATCAATCGCAATACTGCACAACACACAGCGCAGATTTATTTCAGCAGTGCATTTACAGGCACACTAACCATACAGGGCTCGATTAATCCAAGTAATAGTATTCAAAATGCTGATTTTACAGACATTACAAGCAAAACATATACTGCACAGGAAGACAATGACTTTATAAACTTTACTGGTGTATTCAGTGCAGTGCGTTTTGTTCGTGCAACTACTACAGGGACACTAAGCGAAGTATTATATAGACCGTGAAACTAGTAGGATTCGGTTGTAGTTTCACATACGGAAGTGAACTTATTGCACCTGACGATACACACTGGACAGCATATCGTAATGAACACTGTTGGTTAGGACAACTAGCAAAATTATTCAATTGTAAATTTGACAACCTTGCTGAACCTGCAAACAGTAATCATGCTATCCAACATCAAGTGGCAGATTATATACGCAACAGGCTTGATCCAGAAGAACAGATTATAATTTGTGTAGGCTGGACAAGTCCTGAAAGAATGAGCTGGTACGATGATCACTGGACTCACAATGGATTTGTTGACAGGAAACATGGCTGGACACAGAGCGCAAAAGAATGGGTAATGAGAACTGGCAATCGTCCTCAAAGTCATAACATGTTTACGGAAAATGCAAAACTATTTGTTAATAGTGTTTGCAAAAACTATAATATAACTATACTACAATTCAATGCCCTTGGACAACACAAAACTACAGTATATGAAAACTATTATGCGGACGGTTATACAATGGACAGCATGTTAAAACGTGCTGAACAGGATGACAATAGTAAAATACTATTTGCAAATGACGGACATCCAAACGAACAGGGCCACAAATACTTTGCAAAACGGTTGCATCTTTTTGCAAAAGAGCGTATAATACTATAGATGAATGGTATACAACAAGCAGTATTAGATAGTTTGCCCGGCAAGCAAAAACGAACTACCAATGGCTGGATTTCGTTCAACGCTGTATGCTGTCATCATAATGGTGAAAGTCAGGACAAGCGAAGCAGAGGCGGTATCATTACAAATGGTGATGCAGTGAGTTATCACTGTTTTAACTGCAACTTTAAAACAGGCTGGCAACCTGGCAGACACATTAGTTTCAAAATGCGTAAACTGTTAACCTGGTTAGGTGTGGATGAAAATACACGCCAGATGTTAAACATAGAAGCACTACGCATTAAGGAAACAGTGGTTGTAGAAGACGTTGAAGAAGAAAAATTTAAAATAGAATTTAAGAGTAGGCCTTTGCCTGAAGGAGCAACATCAGAACTTCCGGACAACATTCGTGAATATGCACTAAGGCGTTGTATCCCTGTGGATAAACTTATGTACAGTAACAGTCAACCTGCAGGTATGTGGAAGCGTGTAATTGTTCCTTTTAAATGGGGAAGGCGTACAATAGGTTTTAGCGCAAGGAGTATAGACGATGCCGGAAGACCCAAATATTTTACTAGTCATGATAATGGCTACTGTTATGGGATTGATAATCAGTTGCCTAATGCTAGGTTTGTAGTAGTAACTGAAGGATTATTTGACGCAATGTGTATAGGTGGTGTAGGCATACTAAGCAATCAGTGCAGTGAAACACAAGCACAGATTATAGATACACTGGCCAGAGAAGTAATACTAGTGCCAGACAGAGATATAGCAGGACAAAAACTTATTAATGATGCACTAGAATATGGTTGGAGTGTTAGTTTTCCTGACTGGGAACCTGATGTTAAGGATGTTAATGATGCAGTTATACGCTATGGAAAACTATTTACACTTAAAAGTATTGTGGATGCACGAGAAACCAGCAGCCTTAAAATAAATTTAAGGAGAAAACGCTGGTGAACATATGGCTTAACTTTCAAGTGGGCGGTGGTGCTAGTACTATAGAGCACATATTGCGTAGTTGTACAAACTTGGATTGCAAGCCAGTAGAGGGGGGTTTTGACACAACTAGTAGTGCAGTAACCAGTCATGCTTTCAATAAACAGTGGCATCCAAAAACTAAAGCAGGACTACTTGCACATGATTATGTAGAGTATCCTGATAATGTGTTCACACCCAATGTACCCATGATTGATATGAAAGGCAAGGAAGTATTAGAATATTGCAACAGTCAACCCGGGAAGCAAATATATATAGGTCCTAGTAACAATATTAGTAGTGAATTTAGTATAATAACACTACAGAAAGTACCGGACTATCCTGATTGGTTTTTGCCAAAACAAAATAGTAGTCAATGGAAAAATACTGGTGAACTAGAACGCTGGGAACTAAGAGAGTATATTAGTATGTATCTTATGGATTGGTACTTGCCTGAAATGACTACACAATGGGAAACAGCGGATAGATTAGACATGTTGTGTTTAGACACAATTACGGATATATTCAGTGACTTTGAACGCAGTGTGAGAATTATAACGGAATACACAGGATGCAAAATTACAAATGAAACTAAATTCAAATCCATGTGTGAACACTGGAGTAATGGTCAGGAAAAAATTTGGCAAGACTGGAATAATTATGTAAAATATAAACGTGAAAAACCTAGTAAACTAGCGGGCGACGTTGTGCATGAAGCAATGATACAGTATCATTTACGCCAACAGGGTGTGCAATTAAAATGCTGGGGATTAAATACATTTCCAGATAGTGAAGGACTTAAACAATATTATGAGTAAAGAATACACAGCAGATTTACAAAAACTGTTTTTAGAAATGATGATGAATGATGCACAGAACTATGTTCGTGTGCAAAATATATACAATGTAGAAAACTTTGACAGGAGTCTCCGAGACACAGCGGAGTTTATAAAAACACACAGCGATGATCACAAAACACTGCCCACATATGAACAAGTGCAGGCAGTAACAGGTGTTGAACTAAAGCCTGTTCCGGACATTACAGAACAACACAATGACTGGTTCCTTGATGAATTTGAAGGCTTTACAAAGCGGCAAGAACTAGAACGTGCGATACTTAAAGCAGCAGATCTACTGGAGAAAGGCACATATGATCCTGTAGAAAAACTAATTAAAGACGCTGTGCAGATCAGTTTAACAAAGGACATGGGCACAGACTACTTTGAAGATCCTCGTGCAAGATTGATGGCACTAAAGGACAACAATGGACAGATTACAACAGGCTGGCCCGCTATGGATCGTAAACTGTTTGGCGGTATGAACAAAGGCGAACTTAATATTTTTGCTGGTGGAAGTGGCAGTGGCAAGAGTTTGTTCATGCAGAATCTAGCAGTAAACTGGGTAACAAGTGGATTGAATGGTGTATATCTAACGCTTGAACTTAGTGAAGGACTAAGTGCTATGCGTATTGACAGCATGCTAACTAATGTAAGTACAAAAGAAATATTCAAGGATCTTGACACTGTTGAAATGAAAGTGCGTATGACAGGCAAGAAGGCTGGTAATCTGCAGATTAAATACATGCCAGCACAGAGCAACGTTAATGATGTTCGTGCATATCTTAAGGAACTACAGATTAAAAATGGTTGGAACCTGGACTTCCTACTGATAGACTATCTAGATTTGCTTATGCCTGTAAGTGCAAGAGTAAGTCCTAGTGATTTGTTTGTTAAAGATAAGTACGTTAGTGAAGAACTACGCAATCTAGCAAAAGAACTGAACTGTGTTTTTGTAACAGCATCGCAACTTAATAGAGGCGCAGTGGATGAGATCGAGTTTGATCATTCGCATATTGCTGGCGGACTTAGTAAAATTAATACAGCAGACAATGTGTTTGGAATCTTTACAAGTCGTGCTATGCGTGAACGTGGACGCTATCAATTGCAACTTATGAAAACTAGAAGCAGTTCAGGTGTTGGACAAAAGATTGATCTTGAGTTTGATGTTGAAAGTTTACGCATTCGAGATTTAGGTGATGATGAAGAATATAAACAATTTAAGAAGCAAAGTTCAAGTATATATGATCAACTTAAAAACAAAGACAGCGGCATAGTTGAAGCACCAGATGAGGAAGCAGGCAAAATTACTGCTAGTGTACAGAGCAGTAAACTAAAGGATATGTTAGCAGGATTAAAGAGTGAATGAACGTGTATTAGTAATTGGTAATAATACTCTGGATACAGATTCAAGAACAGAAAATCTCGCAAGGAAAAACTCTAGTAAAAATTTAGGTTTAATTACTGAGGACAGTAATGTTGACCAGTCAGGTTATTATCATAGTAGCATAGCAGACGCAAGTAGTGGATATCTTATCAATGTTGCAAAACAGTTTGATAAGGTAATTCTGCTTGATCAACCACTAGAAGAATGGACAAGTAAAAAACTATTTCTATCCAGTCTTAAAATATGCCAGGAAGTTGAACGTAATAGTAATTACTGGGGAACTAATGTTCAGTACAAGGACAATAAAAATATTCAAATATATACTGAATGGATGAACTTCTTCAAAACAAATAAAAGTTTTTGTATATATCCATGGATCAATTACAATGATGACGGCGGCAATAATATATTATGTGCTAGAACAAAAACTAAGATCGCTGACGTAGGCACAATTGAAAACTGGCGAACACATCCAGAATATGTGGACATAAGACAGCGTATGTTGCGTGGTGAACGCATGCCTGAAAATTGTTCAACTTGTTACGAATATGAAGACTACGGCATGGACAGTTATAGGGTGCATGACAGTCTTGATTTTATAGCACAACTGGGTATACGCAATGTCAAGGATCTTGAGCAGATAGATAATCCATATTACTATGAAATACGCTCCAGTAATAAGTGTAATTTAATGTGTCGCATGTGTACTCCGCTATACAGTCATTTGCTTAAAAAAGAATTTGAGGAAAATCCAGATCTTGTGACTGATCAACAGTACTGGAGAGACAATTATGAATATAGTAACAAACTTAATACTATAGATGTAAAAACACTTACTCACAAACACCTAGTATATCTTAATGGTGGTGAACCCACTGTAATGAAGGAAACTTATCAGTTTATGCGCAAGTGTATTGATACAGGACACACGGATTTCGGACTTACTATAGGAACCAATGCAAACTTTTTTAGTGAACAGTTTTGGGATCTTGCAAAACATTTTACACAGTTACATTTCAGTGTTAGTTGTGATGGATATGGAATAGTAAACAACTACATACGTTGGCGTAGTAACTGGGATAGCATAGTAGAAAATTGCCACAGAATAAAACAGGAAGGACATCAGTTTACTTGGAACCATGTGCCCACTATCTGGGGGATACACAGGACACACGAATTCTTTAAGTTTGCCAGTAGAGAATTTCCTCAGGAAAATTTATATTTACAGTACAACTTTGTGGACCTACACAGTGCGTTTATTAGTCCAATGATTGAAGAAGTCAAAGAAAGTTTAAGACTAACACAGGAGACTAAACTGTACTACAGTGATGGCAAAGACTGCAAATCAGGCATAGACGGATTGCTGGAACACTACAAACACTATAAGACTGAACCAGACAAAGTAGAGAAGTTTTTTAAATGGAACGACATTATGGATAGTGCAAGAAATATTATGATGGTGGACTATATTCCTGATTTAGATGCTTATAGGCCCTACTAGTTTACATACTTCTCTAGTCTATAACCCTGTGCATCTACACAATCAATATACTGGCTGCCGTTGTTATAACGCACACGTCCTGATCCCACAACTACATCATGATCCCTGTAACTAAATGGACGTTTGATAGTTACATCAACATATTCACCATTGTTTATACCCAGTGTAACAAACGTAATATACTTACCCTCTGCTCCTCGGAATACACGACCATTAGCAACTAATCCTGCAAAATTTACTCTATCGCCCCAGGTCTCCTGCACAAACATATTGGGCATGAACTCCGGTTGTGTCCAGTAGCCATAACGTTTGTATTGTGTTTGTGGTGACTCTGTTATGCCATTTGGATATCCTAGTTCACGCAAGTCCCAGCCAGCAAGTTTTGCTTCTGTCTTGTGTACCCAGCGGCGCCAACTTCCCTGGCAGTGTTTCAGTGCGGCACGCCAGAACTCCTTAGGATTGTGTGCTTTCTGATATGCAAGTGCCCAGATCAGTCTTCCAAGATTTACGGCGTGTGCCCTGCACAATCCGAAGTTACCCAGTCCATATAGTTCGTTGATGATCTCTTCTTTGCGTTCACTGTCGCCCATGCGTTCCATAAACTGCATAACACGTTCTTCGTCACGTTTTGCAAAGGCACGACGATACATGTCCGCTTCATACATATCACAGTCAATTAGTTTTGCTATTTTACGGATAGCATCATCTTCATACACAATAGTATCCTCTAAACGTTGTTCTGTCCAGTCCTGAAAGAACGCGGCTTTCTGTCTGCCCGTTGTTGCAACAGGGCGTATAAGTGCAGTAGCAAATACACAGTCTGATTTGCTCTTAGGTTGTATAGCACGAAATAGTCTGCGCATTGCTGGCGACTCTGCTTGTGTTACACCAATAACGTTACCACTGCATAGTAACTGTTCTGTTTCGTAATCCTGTTCCGGATATGCTTCTAGTGGAGTCTCCGGATCTATCTCCAGTAGTTGACTGAGTCCTCGGTTAGCAAGGATATCTATTTTAAGATGTTCCAAGTCCTCAACTTCGTTCTTGTCCAGTAGTATCTGGTTGTCTGCGTTTACTAGACTCTTGGGTAGTTTGTGTTTAAACACAAGTACGCCTCCGCAGTGTTTTGATATTGCCTTCTTTTTGCCTATAAGTTTTCTTTCGATTCGCATTGCTTCTTCCTTGTCTATATCTAAATCTTCATACTTGAAATTGCGAGGGAGTTTACCAGATGCGCCAAGACGGCGTGCCGCTTCTCTGCGAGCACCGCGCTCCTTGTAGGTAACATAGTTGCTAATTCTTGCGCTATACCCGGGCCATTTATCAAATATCCGTTGCATAACAGCAGTCTGTTGCCAGTGCGGAAAGTCTATGTCCACATCTGGTAAATCGTCTCTCAAAGGATTTAGGAAACGTGCAACCGGTATTTGCCATCTTATGGGATCAACGTCTGTAATACCCAATAGGTAACAGACGAGACTAGACCCTGCTGAACCGCGAGTCATGTGTGTTATGTCGTCGGTTAGCGTCAGTACATCGCAAATTGTGAGGAAGTAATCGACAAAGCGAAGTTTGAGAATGATCTCCAGTTCTTCGATAAGCCTGTTATGATACTCGGGGGAGTCCGGAATATGCCTTATGAATCTGCCAAGTAATCGTTCTAATTGAGCCTTCGCGTCCTTAGGTACTTTCATATGTGCCTCTTGTTTTCGTCTAGTCGGGATATTGTCATTGAAGTCCAGAT